GTGTTTACCAAAAGTAGTCAGGGTAATCGTAAGAAACGACAACCCCTCATGTTCGAACCGACTCGTGATTGTTTTTGCATCACGAGCAGTGCTTGCAGGGTGTTGAGTGCCCAATTCGTTGAGCACCTCTAGGTAAAATAGCAACAGGCTTTTCATCCTATGCCCTTTCATATAGGGTTAATGGATTCCTGCCCACAGCTAGCCTAACCGCAGTAAATTGTTAGCTTTCGCCACCCAGCAGCTGGGTGACGCGAGCACCGGACGAGGCAGTGAGGTACGCCGTAAGGGCGTCCACAATCTGCTTCTGTTCGGCGATCGAATAACCCTGCTTCGGAACGTCCACCACAAGGTAGGCGCTCATCGAGACCTGGTTATTCTGCCCGGCGACAAACGGGTCGGCCGCGATTTTACTCGCGTCCAGACGCACCTGTCGACGGTTCCGTCGCGCGTACTGATGTGAGATGGTCAGCTTGACCGTCCCATCATCCTTACTGAACGCGCCGCTGCTTACGTCCGAGGACGTTCGCGGCAGCGAGTTTGCGACAGCATTGATCGTAACGCTCTGCGGATCGGCAAATGCCATGAGACTATCTTCCTTTACTAATATTAAATTGGTATTGACTTGTATCGGGGGCTTACGCCCAATCGAACAAGGGGAGGAACGTGCGCATACTAAAGCACGTTCGGAGCCCGGCTAATGCCGAGCGCCGCTAGGATCGCCCATTGCCGAGCAGTAAAAACGCTCGGATTAAGGCCGAATCCATATGGAGTCGCCTTCATTCGGATCTTCTCATTATAGACACCACTTGTGGTGATGTACTGAAGCGGAAGACGATCGACCGGCGGGGTATATGAGTTCCAAGCGAACTCACCCTCGATCGTCGTCTCCCGCATGATGTATCCATACTGAAGGACTAGGTTATCCTTCCCGATCGCGCTCACATTGGTAAGAATATCACCAAAGTTCGCGAACCAGTCAGCCAACCATGAATAACGGGTAAGCTCCCAAAAGAGCTTAGGACTGGCATCGAGCCCCAAAAGGACTCGTGCTTGACGCTGCCATTCGGCAATGTCTCCACGTACTCCCGGATAATCCGGGATATGGTACCGGTATTGACCGGAAAACCAAGTACGGGATGTCCTCTTATAAGAGGACGTCAGTTCCCCGTATCCTCTGTATGCCGACACCGTCGTCCACCAAGTACTGGCGAGCGCCGGATAAGGTCGCTGATTAGCTTCCTTAGTCGTCCATGCAGAGGTCTCCTCAGGAAACTCGTAGCGTCGACCAATTGGTCGATCTGAGTCCCTCTTGTACTGTTCCAAAATCCTTTCGGATTTGGCAGCTACTTGAAGGATACCCAGAAGATCGCTGATGAGCGGTTTCCACGCGAATTCCAAGTTCAAGTATCCGTCGGCCACCTTTTTAGGTGAGTCCTTAAGATTCTCGAACATGGTTCGGAATTCGATGGCCTTAGGAAGGCCATCTTGGCGAAGTTCGCCAAGTGAGGTAGCCAGATCAACTGCGCTCTTGCCAGGGATTGTGCGGCTAATAGCCGTCGCTCCCATTCCTAGCAACATGGCCTGCAATTGCTGCAAGGTCATCTCAGCATTACCCATAACATGGATTTTGCTCGAGGGGTTCACAGCCATCAACCCACCATTGTACCGAAGAGTCGGTGCTTGTGGCGGACCAGATGAAAGTGACACGTCGCGATAGGAATCTCGTTTCAGCCACGACTTCTTACTGTAGAAGTAATGGCCCCAGTCGAACCGAAGAAGTTTCTCGGTTACTTCTGGGGAGAACCCCATTGTCCCCGCCTGAATACGGCGAAGGTAGTTGGGTCCTCGTTCTGAGGTTGTCGTCTCGATATGAGCGTGAGGCCGATACTCGATCGGCCCAGTGCCGAAGTTCTGAACGTATGGCGTATTTTCCGCCAACAGCGTCCTGGACTTCGTCGAGAGCGACATTAGTATTCTCCATTAACGGTAGAGGAAAGAGTTTTAACACCCACATGCATAAGCACGGCGGAGCCCCGGGAGG